ATCAATTGTCTGTATTGGTTCCTTTAAACTCTGGCCCCGGCCCTCCCCCTTTACTGTTTCGGAATGATATTGTATTAAAAACGGTGCTGCCACCTTGTCCGGAAGAACAAACCGGTTCGGATCATCAACTACAAACTTTTTAATACCGGCAGCTATGCGGCTTAAAGTTTTATCTTTAAGAGGAACCTTTCTTGTAAATATGGATCTTCCTAAATCGGTGAAATCAATATCCTGACTGATCGGCTCCCAGGGCTTTAGACCATTTACTCCACCTTTAGAATGCGTCTGCTCCGGCCAGACGATCTGCCGGCCATCACTGCGGAACTCTCCATACCAACGTGTCCGGGCGGTATGGGCTCCATAATTTGCAGAATTTAAAACTCGGCACTCAAATTCATATCCCAAATCTTTCATAAGCCGGATAAATTTGTTATAATACTCTCCCTCTCTGGATTTGATAGGCCTGCCGTCTTTGTCCAACGGTCCCCATTTCTGGATTTCTGGCACATTCTCCATCATGATGACATCTGGTACTTTGCCGGTTGCTTTTGGGATCAGTTTACATTGTTTCCACACTCCCATGGGGAGAATCCTCAGTCCCCGTTTGATCGGGGTTTTTCCTTTTGCGTTGGAGTGGGAGGTGCAATCAGGACTTGCCCATACAAAACTTACCCTTTGACCCCACGAAAGGAATTTACCAATTTTAACTCTCATGATATCTTCGGTGAAGTGGTGTGTATACGGGTGATTGTATTTATGCATGGCTATTGCAGAGGGACTATGATTGATTGCATAATCAAAACTACGTCCCCAAGCCATCTGACCACCAACGCTTACACCTCCACCGCCACAGAAATAATCTATAATTACATCTTTCATTTTTCAAAAAGGTTCCGTGTACACTTTCCCGGCCGGGGAACGGTTCCTTTCATTATTTTTGTTTTCCTTCTCTCCAAATTCGTTCAAGCTCTTCCAGCGTTACATGGATCAGGAGATTGCTTATAAAACTACAATTGCCATATTCTTTGGACATGGCGCCGATTATATCAACAAGGCCATTCCAGTATTCGTCTGTATCATTCGGTTCACTGTATTTTTTAAACAGCTTCCAAGCCCCAGTTAAACATTCTTCATACTGCTTGTCCTTGAGCGGAATGCCCCCGGATTTAATCCGTTTTATTTCCTGCCAGACAACTAGGCAAAACAGCCGGCTCATGACAGGATTCCCATGCTTCTTTATCATCTGTGCCACATGCTCCTGCTTGACCATCTGGCGATTTTTCATTAGCTTCCATGCATCCGTATAAGCGGACCAGTACTTTCTTAGCTGATTTTCTTCCATCTATTGCACCACCTTATATGGAATGCGATACCGGTCCTTTATTATTGCCTTATCGTCTATGTAAACATCAGCGAATATCTTCCGTGAATCATTACCGAAATGCTCTATCATTTCAGGCAAATTCTCATTTACAGCATCAAATTCCAAGCCGAATCCTCGGCACCATGAAACAGCTTCTTCCAGGCGGCTTCCACAGCGGCATGTCCAGAGGATCACCTTATTCCCCTCTCTACGCCTTTTAATCAAATGCTTAATCAACGCAGTATTAGGACTACCAATTCCGGGCCAAACACTTTCACATAAAGTCCCGTCAAAGTCCACCGCATAAATCGTATATTTTCTACATTCGTTCATACCCCACCGCCTTTACGCTTCGTTCACATGGAAAGCAGATATCATCACTAAAGCTTCCATCATAATGCTTGCAGGTACTACAACTCTTACCAGTCCACCACATTATTATCTTTCGCAAGAGTATATGTATAACATATTTCACTACTGATCCACCTCCGTTATTCGCAGAAAACTGGAATAAAGAACGCCCATAAGCAATTAGGATTCTTAGTAATAAAAATCCCTATGGAAATTGCAGCTGCTACGCTTACCCATTTGACCCAATTCTTCAAAGCTCAATCTCCTTTCTCAAACTCCCTTTGACAGATAAAGTCATGAATATTTATCTGCCCTGCAGGTTCAAAATTCATCCATAACACTTCTTTCTTTTTGCTTGCAATTTGTGAATAGCATGTTGTTTCTTCACGGTACCAGTCGGATAAGCGGTCATTATATAAATCACTGTCATAGCCACTTAATAGCACCGGGCCTTTATGAGCCTGTAGTACATCTATCAAGTCATGTTGATATGCTGATTGTCCATTTCGTAACGATACTGTTTTCCGTGCCTTGCGCTTAGCACATAAGGCGGATCAGCATAAATCAAAACCCTTGGATTATTAAACCGTTCAATCAGTTCCACTGCCGGGCGGTTTTCGATCTGTACTCCCCTGATCCGTTCAGCCGCTTGCATTATCTTATCCGGTAGATTACACCAGTCCGATGCAGCATAAGCTTTTTCACGCCCCTGCACATCATTCTTCCAACCTACCTTTTCGCCAGTCGTTCGGAATCCATGACCCATGTTTAACCTTATGTAGAAATTAACTGCCCTTCCAAAACTATCCTCTGGTACCGTCTTAAAGGCATCATCATAAATCCGTCTTGCATAAGGCGTTAAATAAATTTCTCTGGCAAGCCGTTCCGGGTCCTTGCGAATCCATTCGAACAGGTTTACCACATTACCGTCCAGATCGTTCACAGTTTCAATATTTGACCTTGGTTTATTGAACAGAACGGCTCCGCTTCCGAAAAACGCTTCTAAATAACTGTGATGTTCCGGGAAGAAACTTATAATCCAATCTGCGATACTCCATTTGCTTCCTGGGTATTTCATTACTGCTTTCATCTTCTTTGTGTTCACCTCTTCTCTTTTTGGACATAAAAAAACCAACTATCGAATACTAATAGTTGGTTAAATACTTATATTGACCACAATTGAGAGTCATTAATTATTTCAAAGCAAGAATCACAAACATCTGCTCTTTCAGATCGTATTACTAATTCATTTTTTGTTTTAATTCCTTCATTAATCACATCTACAAGAAGTGTTATTTTTACATATTTATTTATCTTGAAATCTTTAATTTTATCCACGTTTAGATTTATCACTATTCGCGGAGTGTTTGTATTCTTATCACTATGAATTTGTTTAAAATCCTCATCTTTGTAAAATGTTTGTCGGTAACGGCCTGAAATAAAGTTTATGCTTATTACATCATAGGTTATTAAACTGTATAGGTAATCTGATGCGATTTTTAATGGAATTTCTATTCTATTCTCATATATCCCAAGTTCTTCTTCCATATTAGCGCTTAACACAACTTTCTTTTTCAACTTATTACTTTCCCTATTTGTGCTAGCAGCAAACCAAAATGTCACAAATGATAAATTAATTGTGCATAAAGCTGTACTCATCGAGCCAATATAAGCCAACATTTGGTTAGCAGATATATTTGCAAAATGTCCCACATCATTAAGGGCCATTATAAACGGTAAAAGCATTAATACAAGTATATAAATAAGATCAAAAATAATTATAGTAATAGGCCACTTAAAATATTTTTTTATAAACTCTAAAATAGTATTGTTAAGGCTTTCCATAATTTATCTCCTGTACTGTTTTATAATCATTATCCAACTATCATATTAAATTGTCAATGTACTATTTCTCTATCTTTCAAATCTCAGTTTTACGTATTAAAATTTTTCATTTTCTTCCTGCATTTCATTTCGCTTCTCAAAGAAACGAATATTCTTTTCAACAATGGAAATTTGTTCCTCCCGTGGTTTGTTTTTAAATTCTGCATGGCTTATTTCTGTTACACAGTCATTTATAAAGTTAGCTAATATGTCAACAAGATAATCATATACACCCATTTCATTTACATCTACGGCCTGCAATTTTTCCAGCTTTTCACTAAGCCTTAAATACTGATTAAATGTAATATATTCTTGCTGATAAAAATCACGGATTTCCTCTTCTGTATAGCACTCTACACCACAAACGATTACATACTTTTTGCTTCGCTTTTCTCTATCTTTTTCTTTTGAGTTTTGAGCCTTATCTCTTAACTTATTTAGCTGCTCCAAAGCTTTTTTATATGCCACTAGATTTTTTTCCGTCATATCTTGATCTCCAAATTTTAAATTGCAAAATATCCATGTTTACTGCGATCCCATTCAATAACATGTTCTACACGACTATCATTATAAGTCTTTTCAAAAGCCCTAGTTCCTATAGCAGTAAGCCTAGACCTATCAGATACACGTTCAAACTCTATTTCTCCATTTGGTATAAATTCATTATGACCGTTGGGCTTAGTATGCGAGGTGGTCATAATCCTGACAACTCTATATACGCTGCCATCATTGTTTTTATATATTTTACCTGCTTCCAAATTCATTGGAAATTCTTTTAGTGTGTAGTCTTTCATTTTATATTCTTTCATTCTAGACCTTCCTTTCTTACTCCGATAAACTTAATCCTCATTAAAGTCAACAACCACATCTCCATCGTTTGATCGCACCGTAAATTTTTGATAAGTGTCTGAATATCCATATATCTCATAGCCCGCTTCTTCTAATGCTTGTCGGCAGATTTCCATAATTTTATCCATTATTTGTTTTCTCCCTTCGTTCGGAAAATCCTAATTTACGTGATTATAGATCCGTACATATCAGCAAGTGATTTTAGCCCTTCTTGCGCCCCATATGGGACACCTATCAGTTCAACACCTCCACGATACCCTTCATAGATTCTGTGTTTGCCCCAGACCGCATATCTTCCCTTCTTGGAAATATGACACTTAAGAAGACCAGACACCCAATGACCATCATCTGTCATACATGATATTTGAATTGCTCCATTTGGCCATTTTTCTGAAGGGAAATCAACAAACTCAACTCTATCAATACGTAGCGGATATTTTTGGTCGCTGTGCTCATTTCCCCAGTTTGAAACTTCATACTTTTGCATATATCTCCTTACCCCTGTACTCAGGAAAATCCTAATTTCCCCGATTATTCCACCGCCTTATAGTATCCTCTTTGTCACGGTCATTCCCTGCCGTACAGTCGCAACGAAACTTTGTTTGACATGTCGGGCATTCCACGTGCCAAATTCCGTATGATTCACGTATCACCGGATGCTCACTTCCGCAAAATGGACAAGGCTTTAATTCGTGATCTTTTCTTGGAGGATTAAACACTGATATGATATCAATTCCCATAACTCCCTCTTTCTCCCTCCGGCCCCGGTCCTGCCAGTCAGGCCGGAAGGTTATGTAATGCCGGACACGCCGGACTCATTACCCTCTACAGATTTTAAACGCATCTTCCAGTGTCCTTACTGGTTGAGGGAAGCCCATAATAAAGAATCCGCCTATTTCCGTTACCTCAACATCTGTAAAATCTGCAATAAATTGGGCGGGCCAAGCAGTATCATAAATCTTTCTGGCTCCGTTACCATCTGCATATAAAAATCTTATGAAAGGGATTTTTGCTGCTTCATTCTGATCCATGACGCTTTCCTCCTGGTTTAGCAGTTTCCGATCTTCTTCCCGCAATTCAGGCAGAATTTCAAATCGTACTCACTCAGAAGCTCCGAATTAAATTCATACCCACAATCCGGGCATTTGCCGAAAGCACCGTCATTTACCAACTGGGACGGAATCTGCTTCTCCAAAGCTTTTACGCCCATTTCAAGGGCCATTTTCTCACTAAATGCGAATCCCGGCCTTGTTATGGACAAGCCGAATCTCATGTTTGCAAGGGTTCTTTCCGCTAGATATTCTGTCATGACTATACCTCCTCCGGCTTCTCGCACCGTTCAAATTCAATTACCCACACCCAGGGATTAGCGTCCCAGCCGTAGCGGTCCATATCATCTTTGCTTACTGTGCCATTCCACAAAGATTCAAACGCTCCTGATGGTGTGACATAGCAACAATTCATGTCTGCACCACCCTTCCATGTAAAACCGTCTGGAGATTCGCAATAATGAATTCCCTCATTTCTAATATCTTCATGGGACATTCTGTGTAGTCGTTCCACCCTCACGTCTGTGACCTCTAACCAGATCCGGGCCGCTTCCTTCGGCATGTGGATTGATGAGCACCAATTTCCTATTGCTTTTGCAAAATCAGCGTCACAGCTCGCTTTATACACATATTCTTTATCACTATATGGATTTATGCATTGCCATGTTTCCCGTACATAAAGGATATCCCTTGGCTGATATGGAGGCTTCCAATGATGTGCTACGTCAACACTTTCACAAGAATATTCCGGGTCATGCCCACACGTTCTACATCTAAGCCAGCCTTTTTCTGCTGAAAGAAAGAAATCTGTATTATGCTGTTTGAATGTAAGATTCGGACCATAGCAGACCGGCTGTGGCTTAACCGCTCGCCTTGTCACTGTCTTACGTCCGTCCAATATCGCCTGGACCATATCTGTATTAAATAAAATCGGCTTTACGCTCATTACCTATCCTCCTCTCAATCAAAAGGTATCTCGCCCTGCTCCACATTCAGGAATCCATCATCTGATTTGTTCCAGCCATAGATTTTATTTTCAGCCGGATAATTTTTCAGTCGCTTGGTCTCCTGCTCATAATGCAGTGGTACAAAATGATCCTGTGTACCACCATCACGATCCTTTGCAATTTCTATTACGTTGGTTGCGTTGAATAATGGGTTATCATCTTTCCACCCGAACATCTGCTTGCCAAGTCTCTTAAAATCATTGTTTACCCGGTGGACTATTAAAGCATTATCAACGGCATTCCCCAGATCCGC